GCTGGAAAGGCTGGGCCATACTCCTCCGGCAGAAGCAGAAAAAGCTTATTATGCTTCCATCGGAAACGATGATCTGGCAGCCTGAGTTCACAGATAAAACACTCTCCAGGAAACCCGGGGCGGTTCAGGTGAAGTCGCTACGTGAAGCGGTTCATGAAGTGAATGGAATATGGAAATTTGCCCTTACAGATACTGATACAGCTAAATTACAAAATTTCAATCAAACCGTTGAAGAAGAGCTTGGGCTTACATGCGAATGGTCGTGGCATGACCAAGTAGATATAGCACAAACCGGAAACAGCAAAGGTAAACGATTGGCACAATGGGTTGAGTCTCAGGGTTTATCAATGAACCAAGTTATTGCTTTTGGGGATAACCATAACGATCTTAGTATGCTAAAAAATGCTGGTCTTGGCGTGGCTATGGGTAATGCCGTAGATGAAGTGAAAGAATGTGCTGATTTAGTGATAGGAACTAACATGGAATCAGGAATTGCTGAGATAGTTAACAGATATTTTGATCATGTACCTGCACAAAATGTTTTATGATTTTGAAACTACTAGGAGAGTTGACCAATGACAGATGAACAATTTGAAAATAACTATCCAAGAGATCAATATAGCTACGTACGTAAGAGCTTTAGAACCAAAGGGACAATGGGACAAACAGAAATTGAAGTCTTTGATATTGTCACAAAAGGTACTGGTGAAGTTGTGCTCACAGCGACACGAACAGAACATACTAATCTGCGTGGTTTAAACACTACAGTTAACTGGGATTGGTAATGATTAGCAAAAATAAAGCCCGCTCAATTTACTGCGGGCTTTGTAGATCATAAGATTATCTGAGAACTCTTGAATTCGACAATCTATTCATCGGTGATTAAAATCTCTTATATGAAAAAACATCATTTTAAAAAATTAGTTAAACAAATTAAATTTTCTCATATAGCTTGTTTAGCAGTCGGAATACTGATCCCGATATATATAGATGTCTTAGGTTTTCATGAATTTAATAGTTCTACTGTATCTGCCATTATGGATACAGTATTGGCAAGCATTGCTACTTATACACTATATAAAGTCAAAAATTGGTACAATGAAAAGACACATACGAAAGGATTCGAACAAGCAAATAATTTTATTGTTCATTTATCCGATGCTAAATTAAAGTCAGAAAAAGTATTTGAGCACATAATGAATATGTATTGCTATTTAGGCACCAAAAATTTGGGAAAAACAGACCCACATTATGAAAAACTCAATAATGAAATTGAGACATTATGGTTAGATTTTAAAACTCATTTATCTGTGCTTTCTTCACAAAAAGACATATTAAAAGTTTGGGAAATCGAAATAAGACCAGATCAACGAGATGGCATAACCCAGTACATTAGTACTTTATATAAATTTTCAGAGCTTAGCCAAATGATGATCTTTTCATATAAAGATGTTAATGGCATGGCTCGTAAAAAATCATATGAGTTCAATCAAATTAGCTTCAATCAATGCTATGCCTTAACACAGATTCTATCTACATCTTGGATGAACACCTGGAGGTCATTATTTGTAATTACTAAGTCAACCACCCACCATGATTAAAAGTATCTGTAGTAGCTCACCTAGTGGAATTTGTATTAATACAATACCAAACGCATCAAGAACAGGAACAATTATCCAATTATATAAAATGATTAGGGAAAGTACAAAACCAAGGAAGTTTCTCCAGTGAAAGGTGTTTTGCTCAATTTCAATTTTATTTGTCTCAATCTGTCCATCAGTGTTAGTTTTATGTTCCTCTTTTTCAATTATTTTTGTCTTTGTAAAAAGACTCATTATCGTACTAATTAATACGGAGATTGCATTTATCATATTTCATTTCCTTATTGTAACTGGCATACGACTGACCAAACGCGATGACCTTTGTAGACTTGATTAAAACATGACAGTACTGCTACTGTCTTATTATCACCAAGACATACGGTATCGAGTACATCACCATCATTAACATTCGGAATATTGTTTAGATTGAAACTGAATACAATCAAATTCCCTTTACTCTTATCTACCTTCTTTTTAATTAACTTGCTACCCGAAAACACTTTGTCATATGGCAAAGTAACACTTACAGGTTTGACGTTTTGAAATAGGAATTCATCCAGTACGGTATGGTCATAACAGGGATATTGATCAAGTATATTCATTATTTTCTCCATTTATATTCGAATGTACCACTCATAGTTTGAAGTTGTCGTAATACCATTTTTTCGGTTGTGTCATAAAAATCAAATATTGGTTTTCTTCCAACACTTCCATAATAACCAATAACACGTTCCTTACTCGTTTTCGTCTTCTTGGTAGTGTCGATTAGATATGTCTTTCCAGACGTCTTACTCTTCACTTTTTTATATTTATCGTTCTTACGCTTTGATTTAAGTTGACTTATATTACCCTGTTTTGTCTTCTTGGCGTTTTGGTATGGGATCGCTTTATATTCCTTATTCCCTACATAATCAGGGTCAATAATATGCTTTAAGTATCTCGCCTGATTTCCCAGTACTATAATCTGGTTTACACTCTCAAATTCATTAAGCCGTTTAAAATTAAAGTACATCGCTCTACCCGTATATGGAATTACACCACCATCTACTTCCTGGTTAATTTTATGCTGTATCTGTTGGGTAACATTACGCATACGATTACTTAGTTCTTTTTTGAAGTGTTTACCGATCTTTGGGGAATTTTTATTAACAAATTTTTTCATATCATCTGGTGAATGACCATTCTTCCATTTCATGATAACCTCTCTAATAATTGTTGCAGTACTTTGAATGTTTCAGAACGATTTTTACCAAGCCGTACTTTACACATCACGGCAAGATTCAAATTATTTGATTGCTGTCCTAAGAATAGAATCAACGCCGCTTCTACCTGCTCGGCTTCATTCGTCGTACTGAAACACCATAGTATTTGTTTTTCATAGTTCAGACCTGAATCGACCATTGCCTGCACTTTCTTTGAGGAAGAATAATAATTCTCCCAGTTGGATTCCTTTGTAGTTGGCTTCAGCTTCTTTACATCCCGAATACCTTTGAAGATTGACTTTACACCAAAATAATATGAACCATCGTCAAAAGTGATCATATATACAAAAGCTGCATACCTCCCGTCATTTATATCTTCATAATCCCATGTCTCAGGATCATGCATTGTCCATTTCATATAAATACCCCACAAACAATAATTTATGAGGTATTTATGTGTTTAAGAGAAAAATTAAAAGTATATGAAGGTACGAAAGAATACCAAGCCCATATGGGTTATTATCGCAATGGTAAATTCTGGGTGTATAAATGTAGTGAGAACAAAGATACGATTGGATATGGACATCTACTAAAAGCCTCTGAATCGTTCTCTAACGGCATTAACGAGGATGAAGCAGATAAACTACTGGATAAAGATATTGGCATTGCCAAACGTGATTTATCTACCTTAAATTTGAAATTACCACAGGACTGGGAAGACTTCATGGTTATTATGATTTTTCAGTTAGGCTTAGGTGGTACTAAGAAGTTTAAAAAGATGATCATTGCATTACAAAACAATAATTATACAGAAGCAATTAAACAGGCAAAGGATAGTTTATGGTATCGTCAGACACCGAATAGACTTGACAAAATGATTAAAGATTTAATTAACAAATAAAAAAGGGGCATTAAGCCCCTTTTTATTTTTCAAGTATCACAAGAATACGTGCAATATCTACTTCAAGTCGTCTGATTGATTCATCAACTGACTTAAGAGTAATCTTCATAGCTTCATGCTCACTTCGTAATGTAGTAACAGATTGTTCTACAAGTGCAAGTCGTGTTTCTACTGAGGCAAGACGTGCTTCTATTTCTGCATCATCAGTCTTATTATCACGAATGATAGTCCAGATTAATGCTACAAAAGTTAGAAAAACTGCAATCCCTGCAATTACCAATTCTACCATTCCCTTTAGTTCCCTTTTTAATTATTATAGGTAGTTTTTAGGCTACCCATATTTATTTAGTTTTAGTTACTAACGGGGTTCTCACCACTACGGAATAAGAAGAGATCAAGTCTGTCACCTGGTAGATTATTGTTTCCCTGATGTTCGCCTATATCCAGTCCACATGAACCACTACGGCCATCTGAAGCCATTACATATAGATAATTCATCTTACCCCTACCTACAGCAGGAATTTGAATATTATCAATTTTATATGAAACTGGCGTATCTTCACCACCGGAACCTGCATCATAACCCCATAATAGACGGTTTGCTATTCCATCCCCACCAACAAACACTTGAAAATAGTTCCACTTCCAGCATGTAAAATAAAAACTCATATTACTATTCAGAGTCCTTGCAAAGTCCTCCCCTTTAATACGCAATCCTACATATAGTCGACCTGGTTCTGGTCTATAGTTTTCTGGGAATTCTACCCCAGGAGGTGCCCATACGTTCCCCTGTCGATTAACTCCAGTACTTTGAGGTCTGCACTGATCACCAACAATACGTGATGCATTAAGAGTACCAAGAATTGTACAGTCCTGGTTAATAGTAACATTATTCATGGTTCCACTGGTTGCCTGAATATTACCCCGTACTGATACGTCCTGGAAGCTTGCCTTACCATTCTTATTGATCATCCAGCCTGTACTACCATTCCAGTTTGTAGATTGAATTTGCTGGGATATTTTTGCTGAGTCGATAACCCCGTTAACTATGTGTCCATTAAGGATTGAAGCATTGGCTATGCGAGCTGAGTCGATTGCTGCTATCTGAATTTTCGCACGCGAAACGGCAAGGTCATTTATCTGCCCTGTGTTTATACTCGCGTCTCCAATGACCGCACTATTGATATAAGTCTTACCATTCTGAACTACAAACGGATATACCTTATCAGTCTGTTTAGCACTGTCAGTAGAAATAATACTGAAACGATCTGCCATTACCGTAAATGCTGAGTTTTTCCCGTCATTAGCAAGTGATACACCTGACACGTTGCCGTTATTCGTCACCTGAACCTGCCAGCGTGAACCAAGGTCATCAACAATATGTTTCTCAATAATGCCTGTGGCAACATCTGAATTCAGTAATTCATCTACAACATCATCATTTAGCTTTGAGTACGGAACTTTAGTATTCTGGTTAAAACCAATAGTTGGCGACCATACTAATTCATCCTGTCCCATTACATCATATGCTGCAAGACGTCCGAACCACGATCCATCCTCTATCCCAAATGAAGCTGAGAAGCGGTTAGAAGAACTGAAATAGTGAACATCCGAACTAAAACCCTCATCCTTAGCACACTGGAACACTACACCAGAATAGTCTGGTACGTTTGATTCATCCCATTCTAAGAACACATTATCATAGCCATTACGCAAACGTACACCAAGTAATTGGGGGTGCTGTGGGTTACTTACTTCAATCTGTACTTCTTCTGAATAAATTCCAGTACCGTGACCGTGGGCAATAATACCAATTACACGATATCTGTTAAGTCCATCAGATTGATTCATTGCAAAGGTATATATCCAGTTAAAGTCCGTTGTAAAGTACGACTTAATATATGTACGATAACGGTCATACACACGAATTTCATAATATTTGAAAAAATCAGAGAATCGTTTTCCATTTACTGGCAAAGTACTTTGTTCATCCCATCTGAATATAAAATCTTGTGAATAAGTCTGGTTCAATCCCATATTATCGTTAGTCATATCAAGATTAGTAATCTTTGGTAGGGCAAAAATCACCTGTGGAGTTTGATTATAAATTGCAACTAACTCAGATGAATAACCGAGAGTGTTATACGCCTCAATACCAAAATCATATTTAACACCGTGGATTAGATTCAGTATCTGAAACTCTGTGGTGTACTGTCCTACGTTACCAATCGAGATCCATGTATTCGAATCACTGCGTTTATATCTAATCTTATAACCCCGTACGCTTGAATCCTGGCTTAAATCCCATGTCATAAGCACGGCATTACCGTTAACGGTTGCACCAAGTTTCTGCACCTGCAAGTTTGATGGAGGTTCTACGTATGTCGCGTTTGGTAGATTTGTGATCCCGTCCTGTGGGAATCGTCCATGGTCTTTCCCCTGATATATGCCGTCCGCATAGGCTATAGCGGTAATCTGTACGACACCAGTCTTATCTACGGTCATCGGTACAGTACGTTGTATTACACGGAACTTATTATTAACAAATCCGGCTTCTTTGAAACTGAGTGTAAAAACATCGTAGACTGTGAGATCGGTAACGTATGTGTTAAAAGTTATACTATTAAGAACATACTTAGATTTTAATAGTTCGGTATTAGCCATTTTAGCAAGTTGTTTTTTGTCCTGAATCCATTTTAGATTAAGGTCTTTTTTAATGATTAAACCATCCCGTACCACTGTTTCATTTGTAAGCGTATCACTTGGATAACGAATAATATCTTCTGAGTAATCACCGCCTGGGTTTGTATAGGTCACATCGAATACGTTCGCATAATCCGTATTAGAACCAGTTGTGATATTCACAGTACCGAGAATGTTTTTTTCATCAAAATGATATAGTGGGACATCGGCAGTATCTACGGTGAGATACATAATACCATTCGATTCATATATTACACCACCGAATGTAGACAAGATGCTTTCAAGGTTTTCTTTATATGACTTATCATAGGCAATAGCACCATTTGAATATAGTTCATTATTCTTACAGTACATTGCACAATTACGAAATGATGCAATATCAATATCATTAGGATCAGTGTTGAAACCAAATTCATTATTTGTGATAAAGTCATATAACTGACTCGGTGGATTACTGGAGGGTTTACGAATGTTATCAGTAAGGTCATAAATTAGACGTCCTTTCATCTCCAATGAAAGTGCATAGTTTTGATTCACTAAAATACCATCAGTCAGACTACCATTAGTCTTACGGATAACCGAACAAACCTGTACTAATCCATCACCACGCATTTCATCAGTCCAGCGAGATCCGCCATATTGCCGGGCAAGTGTCATAGAACCACCATAAGACGGCTTTCCAAAACGAATTTCGAGCTGGAGGAAGTTACGATACTTCTCACGCATAAGGGATGTAGAAACAATACCCTCACTGGTTATTTCGGCATCATCTAGTAAGATTGGACTGTTATCAAAGTATACCTGTTTAATTACGGCACCAGATTGTGCACCTGGAGCACGTCCGATCTCCCCGATACTAATAGCATGCACTGTGCATAGTTGGTTACTTTGTCCCTTATAGACGTTCTGCCATACGACAATGGAACCTACCTTAACAAATGATTCTTCGGTCAGGCTTCTATTAGTACCGCCATATACAATCGGTATCCCAGTACTGGGTGAAGTACTTCGAGAGTTAACCGTTCCAGTACTGGGATAGTTTACCCCCTGATCTCCAACACGCATCATCTGGGAGGATGCAACATAGGATAATGCTGCTACACCAACACCAATAGCGATAGATGCTGCAAGACCCACTGCTGCGTAAGCTGCGGCGGCGGCTGATGCACCTGCTATTACTGCTGTTAATACGGCTGCTACTGCCATGTTATTTCCCTCCGAATCTATAAATTTTATAATTGTTTTCTATTGGTTCATATTTCATTACTGTATAGACACCATCGATTAAAATGATTACTTTACCTCTCCAGTACACAGTAGATTGGGAGCCAGTAATTAGGATATCCCCATCAAATGGTTCTACTTGTTTTATACCCAGATCATTACATAGGGCATTTAGTGATTTATATGAACAATGTTCTTTTGCGTACTTTCGACCGCCAGTAGGTGACGTATATTTCTGATAGATTTCGTCCCTGTAATTTGTACCAAGATGCATATCAATAACAGTCAGAGACATGATATGACAATCATTTTCACCGTATACAATTGGCTGACCGATTAGAGTACTAAGATATTCTGTAATAAATCCATTCATTATTTTTTACTCGCTTGCCAAAACTGCTCTGAACTATTTAGTATTCCGATTAGATCAAAGAACTTATCACCCTTATGGGTTGATTGGTGAATTGATGTACTTGATAGTAGACGTTGTGTCTGGTCTAATTTCTTCCATATGGAATTGAGATTAACAGTGGTTTCATTCTGTGTGTTAGTTCCATCTACAGAAAAATCACTGCTAAAATAATCTATATATCCACTAAAAATACGATAACGGTAAAGAAGTGCACCTGTTGCAGGGTTAACGATCCCCATCCAGATATTAACTTTGGCATCTTTCCACAATCCTCTTAAAGCAAGGGAAAGATAATCCTGGCTTACGTTACTAATCTTAAACGTAGTACCGGTATTATTGATCTGATTCTTTTCTACATAGTTCGCAAAGGATGAATCAATTAGATCTGGAATTGGTTTATATACAATGCCATTGATATTCTGTTCTACTACTGCATCAGTAAGGTATAGATTACTTCCTGTAGGAGGTAATAGATCAATCAGTTTTACCATGATTCCACACTGGTATAATTCCCTTTCTGTAAGAACTGACTTATTATCACCCCGCATTAGATTCCAGTACTTTACTAATTCTGGGTTACTTAGTACATTGTTTGGAATTGCCATATTATCCCCTTATATTCTCTGTTGCCGTAATTGTCATTTCAATAATATTCGTACTTGGTAAGTCATATGTAGAGTTAGCAGGTGTAAGAATAAAAGAACCCATTAGATTATCGTATTTTACTGTTTCCCCTATCTGGATATTTCGGATCAGTCCTGGGTAGATATTCAGAGTCGTTCCACTACGGGCAATAACACGATAGAGTTTTTTGTGTCCTGAGAATTGAATTAAATCACCTGGGGAAAGGTTATTAGTATTGGTCTGAATAGATGTAGCCCCGGCTGTACGGGCTGCTGTTACCTGTACACCTGTCGCCTGATTACCTGAATAATCACCCCACCAACCAAGAGACATATCAAAAGGTCTGCCATTGGAATAGAGTGCAAGAAAGTTTGTTAAATCGGTTCTGTATTTTTTACTTGTTGTAACCTTAAAACTTATGCTGAAGTACTGTGTTCCGACAATACGGGTAATTACCTCACCAGACCATGTTTTGTTTTGGTATTGGGGGATATTATCAGAAAGTACAAAATCACTTATTAGAGAGTTATTAAACATATATTTTCCTTATAAAGCCCACATGAATGTGGGCATACTGTATTTACTTAGACGTTCCTCTGTTGGCTTTTACGTACTGCCTGGGTGATAGTATCGGCGTGTTTATCACACATACTCTGGAATTTTGAATCTGTGAGTTCTCCGGCACCCTGAATAATTAAAGGGGCATCAATTTTAATATCACCACCTTTATCACTCCCCTTATTATTCAAGTACTGTGTTAAGTCCTGGTTCAGAGATTTACCTACAACACGTTCACCTTTTTCAAGATTATATGTACCAGTCTTCGGTAGTGAGTCCCAACCATCATGTGCCTGACCTTCAATCTTTGTACCCTTAATCGTACTGACAATATTGGCACCTTCGGCTGCAACCTTAATACCCGCAGCGATGCCTGTAGGCCAGCCAAGCTTCATAGCCTCAGAAATACCCTGCTGAATATTGATAATAGACTGGGCAACTGCGATCCCTTTGCTCATTGCAAATGCAGCTTTTGCCATAGCATTACTTTCACCAAATACACCTGCAAGAGTAGTACCGAGATCCTGAGCACCCGTTGCATACATAGAAAGTGTCTTTTGCTGGGCATCAATATTAGCCTGACTCATTTTGTCTGTAGTAGATTGTTGAATTGCTACCATGCGATCTTGGTAATCCTGATAACTTAATAACTTCTGTTCATACAGACTTTGATTCAGTGCTAATTCGGCCTGTCCTTCTGTTGCTAATGTATCGAGCGTGTTCTGATCGGCACTCATATTTAATGGATCTTGATTAAGTCCCATACGTTCGTTTTGACCTGCCAGTACTGAATTAAGGTCTTTTCCTGACATAGAACCACCAATTGCCGAAATATTCTGGGCAAGTTTAAGTGGATCACTTTCAGTGAGCATTGAATTAACCATTTCTTTATACAGGCGTTTACGTGAATCAGTCTGCTTTCTTAATAGTTCAGTCTTTTCAGCTTCAGTTTTACCAAGAGTATCTGCACTTATTTTAATGCGTTGTTCTATTTCATCCTGGGTCTTATTAAATTGTTGTAGCTGTAGGGCAGCACCATTACCTGCAATACCATTCATAGTCTGTTCCAGTACTTTGGCAGCCTGGATACGATCCTTTGCGGCCTTATCACTGGCTTTTTTCGCTTCTTCCCCTGCTTTACCATCATCGAAGTTAGAACGCTCTTTTGTCGTTCCTGTATATGCCTTTGTAGTTGGTTTATAGTCTTCCTGTGAATATTCACGGGCAAAGGCAGCAAGACCACCAATACCTGGTCCAAGTGGTGAAAAAACTGCATCGGCTGCTGTCTGTACGTGTTTACGTCCTTTTGCTATTTGCTCGGGTGTAAACTCGGGTAATTCAAGGCCAATCTTTGATCCTAAATTACGGATCATGTCATAGAATTTAACGACCTGATCGTATAACGACTGTATGATCGTGTTTTTTGAATCCCAGTTAAAGAATGAATTAATAAACTCAACTGCTTTTGTTTTGAGGTTGTCAAACCATTGATATATTTCCTTACAGGCTTTTACGAGTCCATTAAAAATATCAATGAGGGGTGTAACAATTTCAAATGCAAGAGTTTTCAGTCCGTTACCAAGACCTGAAGTATTCTGACTTAACAGATCAAATGTTTTTGCCTGTTCATTAGTCATTGCTACGTTCTGGGCTGCAAGAGAGTTATTAAATTCAATCTCACTATTAAAAGAGTTGAATGTAGGTATTAGTTTTGCAGCATCACCACCGAGAGCATTAATCATGTTTGTAATTTCGGCAAGATTTGCACCATTCTTTTTCATCTCAAAAAAGACTTTTGACAATGCCTGTAAACCACCATCAGCCTGTTTTAATGTTGGTATTAGGCTCTTTACATCTACGCCGAATGTTTTCAAGTCACCGCCAACGCCAGAACCGTCCGCAGACGCAATACCAAGTTGATCCATCACTGCTTCGTTAATCGAACCAACTTCTTCCATAGATAATCCTATGGTTTTGAATGCCCCTGACCACTGCTGGAGTTGCTCGGCACTTAGTCCGGTTGTGCGTGTCAATGCGTTGATGTCGTTTGCAAGTCCAATTGTATATGTGGTCAGTGCTGTAATAGCTGTAATTGCCATTGTTGCCGCATTACCAACACCACCAAGACCAGTTGCCATTGAACTTAGGCCACCACTAATACCACCAAATACACTACCAGCACGATCACCAAAGTCGGCAAGTCCATTGCCAGCACTTTTTAAAGATTTTTGTAACCCAGATTCATCACCTGTGATTTCAAAAATCATCTGTTGTTTATTCCCTGCCATATTATTTTCTTCCCATCCAGTTTAACATGTTTGCTCTCTGTTCTTCGGCGATCCGTTTCTCTCTCTCTTCGGCTTGTTCTTTAATGGTCTTATTGTTGATGATATTAAGAGAGTCCAATTCTGTGATACTGAATTTCTTTAAGTCTTCCTTCTTAATATTCCCAGTACTGAGCCATATAGCCTGGAGTATTTCGGTATGTCTTACCTGTTCAATTCGGGAAGAATTTGGTTCTACAAAAGTGTCATATACAAATAGATAGATAAAAAGCGAAAAGGGCATGGTGCAGAGATCTTCCACACCACACCCTTTTGTCATCAGCATTTTTAGAGAAAGTTTAAGAAACGGATCGCCTCTTACTTTTTTTCAATTTCTTCAATATTCATAGCTTCGGTAAAAATACGCGTGATTTCGGTATTAAGTTTGATTTGATAAACCATGTCAATTTCGCTTTCTACCTGTTCTGGTGATTTAAAAAGTTGTTTGCCATCGACATCAACTACACAGTAATGAATTGTAGTGTACGGGTCACTACATTCACTATACTTAGAAATAGCTGGAAGACGAATATAAACAGTAAACCCCGGAGCAAGTTCAAAGGCATGTTTTTTGACACCAATTGCTGTCATTAGATTAGATAGATCCATGTGTATTTTTTCCTTATTATGATTATTTTATATTATGGTTTTGCTGCGATTTCACCAACTGCTACAGGTTGTCCCGTAATTGTCATGACGAATTCACGTGTCGCGACAGAATCAAAATCCCCACCGACAACATCAGAACTGATATAGCCATTAACTACAGAGTAATAACCCGCACCATCGGTATCAGCGATGTTTTCGTAATAGGTTACTTTTACCTGCATAAGCGTCTGTTTTTGAGCTGCGGTAACTAACATCTCCTGTCCTACTGCCCCTGGTTTCCAGTTCACAGATAGGGTTAGATCGGGTACAGAACGAGAACCTAATAGCTTCTGTGCGTACTGCTTACCAAATGTATTTACTGAAATGATTGTACTCTCGGCACCTGCTGCTGATGGGAAAGCTGCAACTTCTTCAATTACTGTATAAGTGGTTGCCTGACCACCACCTGCTGGTGCTTCTGCAATTTCTACTACAACGTTATTCGCTGCGAAAATTCGATTAAAAGCCATTTTAATTTCCTTATTTAATTAGGGTAACGTCCTGTTACCCGTTTCCTTTTTTATTTATGAAGATTGTAGTACTGCACATATAGCCCCAATCCGCGTAAAAGTTCACCCGAATAGAAACTAAAGAACATACTATTGTTTTCGGCAGTTGTTTCATTACCTGTTCTGATTGACGCAGGCCATGTACCATTCATTACATGATTTGGTGAAATAACTGCATAGTTAAGTTGTATTTCATCAAATAGTAATTGAATTAGCTCATGGTCTGGATATCCGGCGATAGCCATCATGCATGCCCCTGCTAACCATAGACCTGACATATGAGGGGTAAAGCCATCATATTCTACAGAACCATTATCCCTAAAATAGGTAGGAGCTTTACCGACATTATTTTTCATGAACCATTTTAGATAGTTCATCCAGTTCTGACAGAAAGATATTAGTTTAGGAGGTATTACAGTACTGTCTTGTCGTGACCATAATTCATGTACTGCATCACACCCACCAAAGAAAGCCCTTGGTTCGTATCCACTCCATGCTTCGGCGTACCAGTGCTGCATTATGAATTGATCTGGTTTACCATCAGGAGCATATGCTAAAGCGTCCTGTCTGTTCCATACGAAAGCCTGTGCACATGGTCCTGGTAAAGATGGTTTAAATTTATTTTTAAACCATGCCTGAGAATCATATAGAAAATTGATACTGTTATTTAAGCGAGTATGATCTATTTCTGTTCCTTTAAAGCACCAGATCGCCGGTAGTTGATAACCAGGATACGGTAGACCACGCCAGCCAGAATATAACTGGGCATAGGGATCGGTAATGTTAGAGAACGGAATTAAACCGGGAGTATACGCAAGACTATCTAACATATAATCTTTAATAGTACAGTCACCTAATCGTGCTGTGTATCCATTACCAGTTGTGTCGTTAAACGTAAGCAGTACTGTGACCGAATAATCACCTGTCCCAGCATCTGTATACATCGCAGGCAAATCATTAATACAATACCAGTCAATCTTTCCATTCACACCATTTACTGGATCTGTATCAAGTAGCAGTGTGAAAGATTCACGGTTCGTTAGTACTGGGCTTGCTGGAATTGGATCTGGTTGAATCCATTCTCCTGGGTTATCTGGATCTTCAATTTCGGGGTGATCTGGTTGATAACCGTTTAGTTTGAAGTCAGCAATAGTAAAAGTCTTTGTAACCCATTCACCATTTGTTGCAGGGAGCATAGCCCACCAACGCCATTTATTATCATCACTTATACGAAAGTTAAAATCATCATCATATGAACGATAGGTAAAAGACTGAATATTGGCAGTCTCTGGTGTGAATATCCAAAACCCCACCACCTGTCCCCCGTCACCATCCATTGTTGTAGACACGACGTTATCGTAATACTTCCCAAGTACTCCACTCTGATATTCAAAGTTTGTTACCGTGTTATCTCCATAATCGGCAATCATACGTAGATCGGCAGTCATATAATTAGAGCCATCTGGTTTCATCACACGTGTGAAACGATTCATAGGAATGTCCATTGTAGTAATAGATCCATCTGGATTAGTCATTGGTAAGCCACACCGATAATCAATTGCACCCTCTTCTGTCTTTGTTTTATTCACTGTGACTTCAGCAGATACTGACATTGCAGTACTGAACCGCCCCGGGTTTCCTGGAGAGTGTTTTATCTGTGAACTCAGGCTGCCAGATCATCGTTTCCGATGGAAGCATAATAAGCTTTTTCTGCTTCTGCCGGAGGAGTATGGCCCAGCCTTTCCAGC